CTCTTACTTAGAAAAATCATCGATCTTGATATACTGTATAGATAAAAAAGGATCGGCTAGACTATATTTCAAGTCTAGCCAATTAACGTTTACAAAAAGATCAGTTATATTACTTTTCTTCTAGAGTAGCTTTAGCTTCCTTCTCTGCTTCTAAGAATAGTTCAAATACTTTATTAGCAGCTAAGTAAGGTACTACAACCTCTTCTATCTTCTCTATCCATTTATCATGTTTACCAGACATATCTATAGCAGCGAATACCATTTCAACATTCTCTAGCTCTAGATAGCTTCTAGCTCTTAATAGTATCTGTATAAAGAATCTATTAAGATTTACACGTTGTACTAGAGAATGTGTATTAGTACACATAGCTACTATAGGATTCCTTAGAAAGTAATCTTTAGCTTCTGTAGATACTCTAGTTTCTATTATCTTAGCAACATGTGCTACTAAGTCTATATCGTTATCTTGCCTTTTGAACCAATTTACAGGTTCTTTATGTTCTATCTCAACATCTGCAACATCGGTTACTATATTAGCAGCTGAAGTGGATATGTTATTTTCTAGCATAGCAGATCCTTAGTCTTAAAGAGTGGAGTACATAGTATAACGAACTTATCTATTAACTCCACTTTAGTTATAGTGTATTTATTTCTTTCGGTTTTCTTAAGACGCTTAGTAGCAATATTACAAGCATCTGGTATATTGTCAGTTTCCACAGTATGCGTCATAGTTTCGTACGTTAAAGTATTCTTAAACTCTACATCATACTGATTCATAAGTTACTTCTCCTTTTTCTTAGTATTAGTATTCTCACTAGTCTTAGATAACTCTTTCACTCTAGCATCATACCACCATGGTCTATATAACTCTTTTCTCATTTTTAAAAGATCTACAGTATTAAGATATGGTACTGGATGTGAATATTGGTTAAGTGTCCAATATCCTCTAGTATCTAATAGGATATTCCAATCATAACCTAGTTTCTTAATATCTTCATAGAGTTCAGCTGGAGTACACATAAGTCCACTCTCTATGACCATTCTATGGTATGTAGCTAGTTGTAATAACTCAGCTGTTATATTAACAGCTCTTCTAAGTTTAGGATCAGTATCCAATTTAGATCTTACTGTAGTTCTAGATAGTGATACTTCTGGGTATATATCTAGAGCATAGCTTCTATCAGAACCAGTTATACCGAATCCAGGTGTACCTGATTTATTCTGTCTTAAGAAATGAAATTCTGTTAATGAAGGTAGTACACCTTCAGATTGTGAAATAAGTACTTCTATATTACCACCAGATGGACCTGATTTAGATCTTAATGTAGTTAATGTAACTTTATTAAGATCTGCTTTAGTAATATCATTAGGGTCTTTAGGATACTCTGGACCTTTAGTACCTTGGTTATAGAATAGGCTACCAGTATGTGCTTGATAAGCTATATTAGTAAGAAAACTAAACTTACTACCTACTGATTTAATACTATCGCCTGTCTTAAGAAACTGTAACTTCTTAGAAGGTTCTTCCCAAGGTTGCATGCCCATATTAACCTTGTCTCCAGTATGAGCTGTTAGTGTAATATAGGTACTAGATGCAGGACATCTACCTGGTAACTGACTTAAGAATTTAGTTTTAAAGTTACCTTGTTTCATAGCGTAGGTATTAGTATCTTTAGAATCAAGATCCCCAGATAGCATCTCAGCAACTGAAGCTGCTTCAAACTCTGTAAAACTATCTATCTCTACAAATGTAGGTCTAGGTATAGACATAGGCTTATGTGTATAAGGATCTAATATACACTCTATAGTAACATAGTCTTTCTTATCTTTTTGTTTCTCTTCCATATACTCGAATAGTTTATCTCCCCATTCATTAGCAGGTAAAGAAGATTTATCCATAATGGTCCATATAGGATCATTACCTTGTATAGTACCTTCTCCTAGAGAAGGAAATTGAGCTGCAAAGTGCTCTAGTCTATCGAAGCTTATATTAACTTCAGTATCATAAGTTAATATATAAGTTTTAGTAGCTTCTGCTATCTTACTAGCAGCTGATAGAGTCATATAGTGTATAAGAGTACTCTTGAAGTTATTACCGGCACCTACTACACCAACTACTTGTCCTAATCCACCATTATAGAGTGTCTCACCTTTAGCTCCTGTTATGATAGAAGCTGTTGGTATATCCATTAGACAACCTACTGGTATATATATTTTTGGTTTAGCTCTATTATCCATAGCAAAATTAAACATTCCAGCCATAATTATTTTATTAAACTCCTTTAGCATATCAAATTTTATATTCAATGTTTATTAAGTTTTTATAAAAAGTATCCTACCTAAGATAGCTTAGATACCTGATTTTCAACATACATTAGATAAGGAACCTCTGATGAAAAATATTTATAAAACATATAAAATATCTAAAGAGTTAACCCCTGATATGAAATATGCTATAGAGCAACTAACAGCTAATCAAGAAGGTTTTGGTAGCTTTCTAGTAGACGCTTCTAACTTCTTTAAGAAGAAAATAGATGCTATCAGAGGTGTGTTTGGTCTTAATAGTAAAAATGATACTAAAGAGATCTCTAAAGAGTCTAGTAAGCTATATAAAGATTTACAAAGCTATGATAAGCTAGTAAAATCTATAGGTAGTAAACAAGATAAATATGATGCTGTATCTAGTATTATAGTACCTTGGATACCTGGTGTTAAATCTGATCTATATACATTAGTTACTGGATTAAAATCAAATGTGTCTGGTATATACGATAATGGTTTACCATACCTAGAAGAAGCTGATACGTTCTTAGCTAAACTATTAGGAGATGAAGAGTATGCTACTTCTGTAATACCTAATAAAGAACTATTAGGTAAACTAAGTAGCTATAAAGATAGCACTACTAAATATCTTACAGATGTTATAGATGGTAGAACACTTATGGATAATAGAGAGCTTAAAGATGTAATACCTAACTTTAGCTCTGTAGAGGTTATACATAATAGCTTTAAAGATATGATAGTAGCTAAAGAACTAGAGAATGTACAACAAGTCTTTAATAAAGCAGAATCATTAGCTGCTAGAGCTAAAGAACTTTATAATAGAGTGCAATCTAAAGACTTTACTATAAGCACTGTAAGAGCTAAAGAGATGGGTCCACTATTACAAGACTCAGCTGCTATAGTAACTAACATAGGTGCTATAGTAAGATTACTAGATGCTGGTGTTACTGTACATAAAGCAATACTACAAAAACTAGATAAGTTAATATAAAAAAATAAAGATAGATACAGACAGACTAGAATAAATCTAGTCTGTCTGTATTATATTATTTTAGAACGTCGAATAACGTTGGACCTTTATCCTCTATTACGTTCCTGACTAACGCGCTAATGATGCCTTCTAGTGTGCCATCGACTGCCACTCTAGAGCAAGTGTATAACGTAATACTAATACCGCCTACGACCATCTGTGTAGTTTGGAACCCAAACTTGGTTCCATACTCAACATCTCCAACCTTTATGATTAGAGTGTTGTCTTTTATGCCGTAGGTCGCTTCGAACGTATTACCATTTGCTTGGAAACGTTCGTCTAGTTCGCGTACATAATATGCAAACTCTTCATAGTTGTTCCATGCTTTTAGAACCTCATTGACTTTATCAATACGGTTTAGGTCCTCTTTGCCTAATTTAAGCGCTGTAATAACATTCTCACCTTCTACTGCTAACTCGGTTTCTCCTATTCTATTAAGATTGTAAATTTTGAAATACTTACTACCTCGATACCCGTTATCTGCTGTCATATCGTAGCTATCGAAGTATGCGCGAATAGCATCGATAGGATCGATGTTGGTATCGATTGCGTCCCAAGCTGCTTCAACAGCCGCTCTTTTCTCAGCAGCCACTCTTTCTTTTTCGACAAGGCTGTACCAGCCTTCTATTTCTTCTCTGTTACCAGTGAAAATTTCTAGTACCTCATCTTCCTCTTCGACCTCACTTAGGTCTTCAATAGGATCAATGGTAACACTATCTACTAGAACATGGTATATACGTTCACCATCTTCGCCAGCGTCATATTTTATTTTAGCGATAACATCTTGGTCCTCGCCAACTATGTTTACTAATTCAATAACCTCTAGAGCCATTTTATTAGTTAATTCGTAAGACAATGTATTGCCACCTTCTACGTTTCTTCCGTTTAAGTAAAAACTTACTTTTGTCATTGTTTATCCTTTGTATTGTTGTATTTGTATTTATGTTAAAAGCAGCTGGCTATTTAACCAGCTGCGCCTCTAGTTATGAATAGTGAAGTAAGAGTAGGAAAGCATATTCCTACTCTTACTTCTATATATATAATATATAACTGTTTTTTCGTCACTTTGATACCTTTGGTATCAAAGTTCCTTACAAGCGTCACTTTGACACCTAGTAATATCTAGGTGCCAGAGTGACTATATATTGTTATTGTTCTTAAGACTCTATATTAACTTTAGTACCAGCATCTGTAGCTTCAGTAGGTTTATCATCTCTACTAACGTTATTTAATACGCCTTCTATATATTTATTAAAATCTTTATTACCAGAATGACTAGCCATAAGTTTCTTTATCTCTGCTATTTCGTTCTCTAGCTCTTTATTAGCCTTATTTAGCTTACATATGTTATCATAGTAGCCTGCTACGCATACTATACTTAGTGCTATTACCCAGATACTCGCTATAAATATTGAACATTTGATCAATGCTGAAACTGCTCTATCAAAACTAATAGTAGAGTTTATACCATCCCAGCACACTACTATACTGATCATGGTTAAAATAGATGCTATTATAAATACCATAATAGCTATCAACTTATAGACATTCATGTTAAAGACTTGAAATTGCATCTTCTAACTCCTTATTAAAAATTTCTTTTTCTTCTTTATTTAACTCTAACTCATCTTCCATAAGCTTTACTATATTATCTTTAGTTATAGCAAAAGCTTTATTTTCTACAGTCTCTAGTATATCTATCTTCTTAATAACTTCAGTATTAGTTTTAAACTTAAATACTAAGTTAGGATATATATCTACTATAGACTTTAGATTCTTAAGTAATTCAGTATCATTTCTTAGTTCTACTCTTATATTAGAACCATTAGGTAACCTAGCTACTTTCTTCTTAAGATCTTTAAGTATATCTGTTTCAGTTTCATTACTATAGGTATATGTTAGAAATGGTAATGCTTTACTATTCTCTAAGAATTTAAAGCTATCATTACCATCTTTACCTATATGGAATAATATAGCACCCTTCTTCTCTTCTTCACCATGTGCTAACCTATCAAAACTACCTGGAGCTACTATACGTTCATATACAGATGACGTATGTATATGACCTATAGCTATATAGTGCTTTACTATATCTAAGTAATCTGATTCTTTATGTACAAAATCCATATCTTTAAGTATAGGCATCTGGTAGCTAAAACAACCATGCATAATAGCTATATCTACTTCTGCTAGTTTACTCTCTTTAAGTAGCTTACCTACTTCTAAATAAGTATCAGAAGCTTTATGTCTAAACTCGTCTGGTGCATATAGTATGTTTATATCTAAATCTACCATATGTTCTATATAGAGTGTATTTATATATTTATAGTCAGCATCTGGAGCTAGTTTACTAGCTACATCTGTAAAACTAGCTACCTGATCATTATCATGGCTAGGAGTACCATATAGTATCCTTAGTTTAATACCATTGTCTCTACACCATAGTAATGTATTAGATAACCATGTCATAATGTGTCTATACTCTATAGATCTACTAGATAATAGTCTATCGAATATATCACCTGCTATAAATAGTATATCTAGTTTTACTAGCTCTTTATGATAAGTTATAAAGAATCTTTCTAAATTGAATATAATATTATCAGTGTGGTTTCTAGGATGTCCTAAGTGTATATCTGTTAATACTAAATAGTTTATATCTTTTTTCATTCTGTAGTACTTCTATTTAAATCTACATAGAGTCTTTCATACTCTTCGTTATGAACTTTATCTCTTATGTCTATCTCATCTCGCATAGACTTATGCCACTTATCGTAATTCTCAGCTACCATATTAATAGCATCATATGCTTTATGTTCTAATAAATAGTGCATATAGAATGCGCCTGCTTTAGGTTTAGGCATAACCTGTATTATCTTAGTACCTTTATAGTTATTACTATAAATATGCTCTTGTAAGCCAGGTATCCACTCTACTAGTATTACTTCAGCATTAGATACTAATAAGTTAAGATCTATAGCTTTATAGTACTGCTGTTGATAACCACGTATAATATATTCATTATCTTCTTTATCTCTTATATAGAGTTCTGGAAAGTCTCTAGGTGTGAAAGCATCTATAGTAAGATCTCCTCTATTATAAGAAGTTCTTATCATGTTCTTAAGCTCTTCTGTTATAAGACCAGGATAACATATATAGATTATCTTATTCCAACTCTTAAATCTTTTAGTAAACTTGTTTACTCTCTCTAAGTCTTCTTTTACCAACATACGTAAAATCCTTTTAAATTAAATTTTAAATCAGTCTATAGAGCTATTCTATAATAAAACAGACTCTAAGTTGAACTGATGACTAATTATAAGGAATACAGATATGATATTAAGATTATCAGATTGGAATAAGTATCCCAAAGCCATAGTGGATACTAAAACTACTAATAAAAGTTTTATACGTGTAGCTCAGATCTATAAAGCTATGGGTGTAGAGAATCATGCTTTTCTATTAGCACTACATAACCCAGATTTACAAGGTGTAGATCCATTCGATCCTAACCTTACTACAGATCAACGGTATGCTATAGTTACTGAAGTATCTGAAAACCCATGGTATTTCTTTAGAGAGATTATAAGGATACCAACTTCTGGTACACTAGCAGGTATATCTTTTATAGCTAATAGAGCTAACATAGCTTACTTATGGTGTTGTTTTAACCACTTGACTACTATGATTATCATGCCTAGACAAACTGGTAAATCTGTTGTTGCGGATAGTTGTAATACCTATATGCTTATAGCAGGTGGTACTAACATTAAGATGGTATTATTTACTAAAGATAATGGTCTACGCGTATCGAATATAGAGAGACTTAAATCTATATTCGATCTACTACCATGGTATATAAATACTAGAGATAAATCAGATAGTAACAATACAGAGAATATTACTATAAACTCTCTTAAGAATAGATTAGATACAGTAGTTGGGCAGAATACACTAGCAGGAGCTATGAAAGTAGGTCGTGGTCTTACAGTTGCTATACTTCAGGTAGACGAGTTAGCTTTTATACCACATGTAAAAGAATCTCTAGAGACAGCTCTAGCTGCTACTGGTGCTGCTAGAGAGAACGCTAAGAACTCTGGTTCGCACTACTATAATACCTATACTACTACACCAGGTTATATTAATACCGAAGAAGGAGCCTATGCTAAGTGGATCTACGATGGTTGTGCTAGGTGGACTGAAAAGTTCTTAGATTTACCTAATCAAGATGAACTTAACGATACTATACGTAAAAATACTAGACGTGGTAACTTATCAGTACTTATAGAGTATAACCATAGACAACTAGGTAAAACAGATGAATGGTTAAAAGAAAGGATATTAGAAGCAAATGCTACTGGAGACAGAGCTGAAGCAGACTTTCTTAATAAATGGTCACAAGGTTCAGCAGCTTCTCCTATTTCTAAAGAGAACTTAATAAGACTAAGAGACTCCCTTATGTCTAAGAAGTATGTAGATATTTCTACAGAAGGCTATGTTATGAACTGGTATGTAGAAGAAGATGAAGTACTTAATGGTCTACCAGGTAGACAAGTAGTACTAGGTATGGATAGTTCTGAAATGATAGGTAATGACTATACTGCTCTATGTGGTAGAGACGTATCTACTGGAGAAGTACTATGTACTGCTATTATTAACGAAACTAACGTACTTACACTATCTAACTTTATAGCTAACTTATTAATAAAGTATCCTAATATGACATTTATACCAGAAGCTAAATCTACTGGAGTAGCTATAATAGATACTGTAGCACAAATATTTATTAGTAAAGGATATAATCCGTTTACTAGAATATTTAACTATATAGCAGATGAAAGAGATACTAATAAAGAGTATGCTAAGCTATGGGATAATATAAGTAGAGGATTTGGTCTATCTGATATTTATAATAAGTATAGAAGAGAATTTGGCTATAGGACATCTGGAGTAGGTAAAAACTCTAGAGATAACCTATATGGTACTGTATTTAATAGTTCTATTAAGTATACTGCACACTTAGTAAGAGATAACGAACTTATTACAGAGCTAGAGTCTCTTGTTATAAAGAATGGTCGTATAGACCATCCAAATGGTGGACATGACGATTTATGTTTTATCGGAGAAACTTTAGTACTAACCGATAAAGGTAATGTACCTATAAAAGATATAAAACCAGGTTGTATGGTATTAACTATGAATGGGTATAGAAAGGTACTAGTAACTTCATGTAGAGAAGCTGAAGTAATCACTAAGTACGGACTTACTGGAACACCTAACCATCCTTTCATAACGCCAAATGGTATAGTAGAATTTAAAGATATTACAGATGAAACGGAGGTTTACATATGGAAAGAGAAACTATTATCTATAAAGGCCAAAAATATCATAGGTATCCAGAATCAAAAAGAAGACAACATAGAGTCTACTTCTGGAAACACGATAAATTTAAAGAACCGCCAGTCGCACTACATAGGCAAATCTATATTGACACGTATGGCAGTATACCAGAAGGCTATCAAGTCCATCACAAAGACGGAAACACACTCAACAACGATATTGAAAACCTTGAAGCGCTTTCAACTCTCGAACATAGGCGTAAGCACCCTATGTCAGAAGAGGAAAGAAAAAGGAGAAGTGAAAGGGGAAAGATATTTAGCTCTCTTAATAAATGGCAAAAAGAGCACCCAAAAGAAGTACATGAACTTGCGGTTAAGAATGGAGAGAGAAGTAAAGACCAGTTTAAAAAATGGAGGGAAGCAAATCCTGAACTGTATAAAATCCAACTTGAAAACAGTGCTAGATACTTATCAACCAGACAAAAGCTTAAATACGCAGATAAAAATGGTTTACAACTTGCTGATAGACTCAGATTACAACTACTTTGCCAATAATGTATTAGTTCATAACTGCATAGGCTACCTCTTGCCATATTACCTGCTAACACAAGGTAAAAACCTAGAATCTTATGGTATAGATACTTCTAAAGTGCTATCGTCTGTTAAGATAGCTATAAGCGATGAAAATGGTGGTCCAGTAGAAGAATATAAACGTATTAAGCAACAACGTATTAAAGATGCATTAGAAGTATACTTAGACCGTATGAAGAAATGTGAAGATCCGTATATAAAACAACAATTAGCTACTAAAGCTAAATCCCTATATGATACTCTAGATGAAGAGTCTATAGTAGCTTTCAACTTACAAGATCTATTAAGTAAAGTTACTGATGAAGCCAGGATTAAACGTATAGGTAATGTAAAGAAATATGCATTCTAAATAATACACATAGAGTAAGAGATCTATCTCTTACTCTATGTGTTATTAAATTAATCTATAGATTTAGCAGCTATGCTAAATACTTTATTAACGAACCTATTGTAGTCGTATAGCGCTCTACCAAGAACAAAACTTAATGTCGCTAAAGCATTTGAATAACGCAACACCATAGAGTGCAAGAATCTATCTTTTACTCTTTCATCTTTATCCTCAACATCAGAGGCCATATATCGAACGAACAT